GATCAGCGAGATCACGAGATAGGCGAAGCGCCTGGCAAGCGACAGGTCTTTCGACGTGACAACGACGAGCGCCGCGCCCGTGAAAGCGCCGATGAGCGCATTGCCGTCGATTCCAGGGAACAGGCTTGCGAAGCCAATGCCGGCCGACACAGCGGCGAGAGTGGTAGTGCTAGGTTCGGCCATATTGGCGACTCCGGGTTAGTCGAAAAGGTTGACGAGCTGGATCGTTGATTGATCGCTCGGCGGGTCGGGAAGGTCGACCGCGAGACCGAGGGGCAGCACGGGGCCGTAATCGGCGAGGCCCGCGTTAAGCTCGAGCGTCAGTTCGACGACGCTTTGCGTGCGGCCGAGGTAGCGGAAACAGAGGGCGTCGACGGTATCGCCCTGTTGTGCATAGACGCGCATCAGATCAGCTCGATCGTTGTGCGCGGAACGCCGCGCATATCGTTAATCGCCTGACGCGCGTTGCGGCGATCGGCGTCGATCGTCGTCACCAGCTCGTCGGCGTCGTTCGCGCCTGACTTCGTGCTATCGAAATCGCGATACTTCTCGGTGAGGTCCGCGCGCGCGAGGAAATAGACGGCTCGGCGATAGCGCGCGAGCTGCACACTTTCGCCGCCGATCTTGTCGGCCGGCAGCTCGGAGAGCGATGCCACGCCGGCCGCTTCGTGCTCTGCGCGCCAGTTCGCCAGCTCGCGATTCACTTCGTCGATCGCGGCGATCGCGGCATCGCGCAGTCGCGCCGTTGTCACGGTGCCGGTGAGGCGCACGGCTTCGCGCATGTGCGCGAGGTCGATAGAGGGAAACCATGCGACGTTTTCGATCGTCAGCGCGTCGACCGACGCTGCCGGCGCGGGCGTGAGGGTTGGTTCTTCGATCGCGTTAAAACTCGTCATGGCATCAGCTCGCGACAGGTAGGTATTGGGCGGGCGGTGGGCCGGCGTCGGATCGCTTTATCTGTCACATTCGCGTCAGGCGTTGCGATCGTCAGCCGGCGCCGCCCAGGCCGGGGTGGGCTCTTTACGTGCGGCCGGCGTCGGCGCCGGCCGCATTGCCCGCTTTCTCAATGCGGGCAATGTCCTGTTTCACGCCGGCGCGCGAGTCGAGTTCGAGCGCGCGGCATAGGTGTTCGAGTGCGGTCTTGCCATCGCCGCCTTGTTCGGCGACATAGCCGAGGGCCTTGTGCAGCTTCGCGCGCACCTGGTCGTGCATGTCGGCCGACGCGGTGAGCTGCGCGACTTCGTCGAGCTGCGCGCCGTCGAACCTCTCGCCTTTCTTGAATGCAGTGAGGGCCGCTTCGGCGAATTCTTCGGCGATCGCGGTCGCGAGCGGCCGGTCGTATTGATCGGGCAGCGTCATCCGGTGCGTGAGGGCATACCGGGCGATATCGAGCGCGCCGGCGAAATCGCCCGCGTCGACACGCCAGATCATCACGGTCGTTAAAATATCGTCCTGCGCGCCCCGCCCGCCGGCCAGTGCGCCCGCGACGTAATCGACGTACTCGGGTAGCAGCTCGGCGCGCTTGACTTCGATCTTTCGTTCGATCGATGCGATTGACTTGAGGCGCCGGCGATCGCTCGCCAGTTTCGCAAGCATCAGTTCGTAAGCACTCACGCCGGCGAGGGATTCGCCAGGTGAAGCCGATGCCGCAGCCTGTTCGGCCGACACGCGTTCGTAGTGGCGTTGGGCGGGGCTTTTCATCGTCAGACCGCCGTGATGTTTTCGACCATGCAGCCAGCGCCGAAATCTTCGACGACATACGCATCGTTCGAGGATTCGAAGTTCTCGACGCGATCGCGCTTTGCGTTGTCAACGATCGTGCGACGGCGTGCGCCTTCCTGCCAGTAAATCGACAGGTTATCGAGGCGTTGAATCATCATTGCGTTGGCCGGGAAGTAAGGCACAGACACGGCCGGCAAACCGCCGATGCGCTTCTGACTCACGATCATGTCGGCCGCCGCTTGCTCGGTCGGCTTGTTGTCCTGATTCAGAATCGGGAAATACTTATCGTGCAGTAGCTCACGGCCGCAGATCACGACGAGCGCCGTATCTTCGCGGTGCCATGCGTCGACAAGGCTGTTCACCGCGTCATAGACCAGTGCATCGAGATTGGCGTAATCGCCTCCGGCACCGACTTGCACCTTTCCGGCCGCCTTGCCGTGATCCATCACGCGCTTGGCAGCTTCAGCGCGATACGCCTGCAGCCAGCCGATATTCACGTCTTGCAGCAGCGGGTTTGCGTTACGGTCGGACGTTGCCGAACGCTTGACGCCGTTGAAACCGATCGTGATGCGATCGAGCGCCATGCGCTGCACGATCGCGTCGCGCAAGCGGGTTTGAAAGTCGGGAAACTTCGCCCATGCGTCGAGCTTCGCATACGGCACATGCGAATCGAAGTTCGTTTGTGACGCGAAATACTTGCTCGAATCGATATCGGTCGGGTCGACCGTCTCGCGGTCTTTTACCTTGGTGTCGGTCGTGCTCGCGATGGGGCCGCCGATGCCGAGGCCGAGCTTTTCGCCTTGTTGCTCAGTCACGGGCATGACGTTGATTTTCGACAGGAGCGTGCTCGATTCCTGAATCTTGGTTTCGAGCTTTTGCTGCACGCTCGGGTCAACCGCAAACTTGACGGCCGCGCTCGGCACGCCGTTGAGCTTGGCGATTGCCTCCAGATACGCATTGAACGCAAGGCGGGTTTTGTTCTGCATGTGTGTTGCTCCGAAAAGTCGGGGTAGATGCCGGGGGGCTGGTTAGCAGTCGGTGACGATCGCGCCGTCGCCGCCCGTGGTCGTCGGGCGTTGGGGCTGGCCGTTGCCGGTGGTCGAGAGCTGCACTTGCAGCTCGTCGAACGCTTTGCGATCCGCTTCGCGTGCCTGGGTCAGCGCGGCGATCTGCTTTTCGAGATGGTCAACGCGGCCGGCGCTTGTCGCATGTGCTTCGGCTTGAGCTGCGCCGTGCGTTGCGAGTTCTTCGACCGCTTGTGCCATGTCAGCGAAACGCGTGTCATCGGTCGCGGCCTTTCTCTGCGCGAGGCCGAGCACTTCCTTAACGCGGGCGAACAGGGTCGGCAGCGTCGGCGTTTCGACCGTCTCGATTTCAAACTCGATCAGGGTTTCGTCGGCGACGCTGAAAAGGTTTGTCGTGCTTACCTTGCGGCCACTGAAGGGAGAGGCCGCCGGGTTCTGTGCTGCGAACGACAGAATCTCGGTGCCGAGGCTTGCGGGGCTATCGGTCACGGCCAGTCCGATCAGATACGCCTGTTTGGTGTCGGCGAACGACGGGTCGATTTCGCACGAGGTGTAAATCTTCTGCTTGGCCTTCGTCATCGCAACGAGGTCAGGCGTCGGCGAAATCTGTGCATACAGGCCGAGCTTTCCGGCGAGCGGGCCGGTTTCGTCGCGGGTTTCAAGTGCGATCACATCGCCGTATGCCTTGAACGGCCCATCGGGAACGATGCCGCGATAGTGTTCGAGATTGATGCGAGCGCCGTAAATCTCAGGGTTGTAGTTCTTCGCCATTTGCGAAAGCCATTCGCGGGCGATGGTGCGGCCGTCAGTCGTTGCGCCTTCAACGGCGATGCGAAAAAACCGGGATGCCGTGTATCTGATTGCGCTCGATGTAGAGCCGGATGCCGCTGCAGCGACCGAACCGATACCGAATGCGCCGAGGCCGTGCGCGGTGAAATCGGCGTGATTCAGAACGGTGCTCGCGGCGAGCGTCGCCGCGTGTGCGTCCATTGTGAAAGCGAACGCGATCGCCGCAACGGTGAACGACATAAGCGACAGCTTGCGAGATTGCATCGTCAGGTCTCCAACAGGTTCGAGGGGGGCGTCGTGAGTTCACAGTTTGCTTTCGGGCGGCTCGCGCCTCAACGATTGGCATCTGTTTCCGCTTTGGATACATGCACTTAGGCGTGCTTGCGCGCGCGCGACGCGGGAAACTCGGGGCCATGCTAGAAACTGCCGACATTGCCCCTGTGCTCGAATCGAACGCCGACACCCGCCGTATAGCCCGCGCGCTTTACTGGCAAGGTTGGCGCGTCACGTCTATCGCGCGTCACATGGAAATGAAGCGTGCGACG